TTCTAGCACTGCTGACTTCAACGCACCAGACATCACTTCATCCCCAGTGGTAGAAGATGATGATGCGCTGTCCTACTTCGCCAAACTTGCCGCAGAAGATTGATTAAGTTCATCTGGAAAGGTCTGATTCATCCAGTCACAATGATAAACCTTACGTTTGTTGGGATGCTGCTGGTGATTCAGACCGTTCATACTAAAGCACACCTTACTTTAGAGGCAGACGTTCATGGTCATGTGCATCGAGCACTTAAAAACAAACCAGAACTAGCACGATCTACGTGCTACGAATTAGACTTTTAAATTACACGAATGGGGGAAATTTTTTCCCCCATTTTTTTGTCTAAAAAAGTCGATCAGACTCCAGTCTTCTTCAGTCTATTGGAGATGAAGTCAGTTGAATCTTTATACTTGTTTGCTTGTCTGAACTGGTCGATGAACCCATCGAGATAGGTAGGTTTGAGGATGAAGATTTCTCTAGATTTCTCTTGCTGTTCTTCTTCCCATTCAAATACTGTCACTGGTTTGCATAGAACATTACCTTGCACAGATGTGGTGAGTCCTGTTCCAGAGTCACGGAACTTCTTAGACCCATCGAAGAATGCTTTGTCTACAATTAGTCCTGCTTCCTGTTGGACTAGATCAGCAGAGTCTTTATATTCATAGGTCTCGTAGTGTTTGATGGTTGCATATGGATCTGCATACTTACCTTCAAGATACTTTCTGAAGGTGTATGAATCTAGTGGCCAATCAAACAATGGGTTGACGATGTTATTAGTCAATAAGATAATCCAATCGTAGTTAGGACTACCATAGAATTGATTAGCAATCTGCCATGGTTGTTCAAAGTCTCCGATCTGATACTGTCTAAAGAAGACAGCATACTGTTGGAACTCTTCTGATAGTTTGAACCTACGAAAAAAGTTTTTTGCTACAACGAAATCAGATTCCGAGAAAGGATAACTGATAGGTTTAGTATCATATTTAATGTCAGGTAGATAATTGAAGTATGGCATCAGTAAGAAGCTCCTCCGTATGAGATTTCGTTGCTGTATACAAGTTTGCTTTCAAGGAAGCTAAGAGTTAGACCTGTTGCTACAGGAGAACCATCTCTATATGTAGAATACTGACCGTCAGGTGTGTATGTAATGTTAACTTCTTTAATTGCACATGGTTTGAATTGACTCAAGTATGGATGTGGTGACTTACCCTTCATGAACTCAACGATACACAGGTTAGGAACACCAATGTAATTTCTATTGTTGTTCTGTTCTGATACATTCTTTTCTTTGTTGAATGCATTGTTTAATGTGCTGCCAGGAGATGCTCCAAAATGAGGTAGAGATGCACGTTTAAATGTAGTGCAGATGTCACGAATTACAACTGCTTCTTTCTCAGAACGAGGTGCCATCTTGAAACTCAAACCAAAATTTCTTAACTCAAACCCAGAGAATAATAGTTCAGCATTAGGGTTAAGAATTACACCACCGATGCCACCAAGAACATCGTTGGCATCAACTGAACCACCAATCTTACCAGGCAAAGCATTCATTGCACCAGCAACACCAGATGCTAGTAGAGATTGTCCTCTGGTCATAGCATTACCCATGTTTTGTAGGGTTGATCCAATACTATCAACAGCACTGCCGCTGTTCAGAAGTGTTCCTGCTTGACGCAACATGTCTGCGCCAGTGTTAGTGAAACCTTTGCCACCCCAGTTAGCACCATATGATGCGCCAATATCCTCTGGCATATACATCATAATACTTGGTAGGTTTGCATCTACAAAATCACCAATGCTATTGTTGTAGATGTTCAGTGCTTGACCACTCTTTAATGCTCTGGTTTCTTTACCATCTTTGTTAACGAATTCCTGCTTTCCAAGAGTAGCAAAGGGAGGATTATATTTAACAAACTTGAACTTTACATAGTCAGTGTGATTTTCATAAACTTTCTCGGTTGGATATGATAATCTATTGCTAGTGGGTGGAGCTCCACGCTTACCTTTGAAAGAATATTTTACAGTTTTCTTTTCTGCCTTATCTGCTGCAGCATCAGATGTCTGTGCTGCTTTTGCACCACTACCAATTTCAGCAGTTACATCAACACCCTCTGGCGTGAGCGGAGTGCCGTCCTCAAGATTAACGCCTGCCATTACTTCACCATCTCCTTATCTGATTGTTTACCATAACCTTTGATTACTCTGCTGCCTTTGATCTTATCATAAAAAGATTCTGCTGTTTCTTCCCAGACAAGTTCTTTATCGTAAGGAAACTGAGTAGAACCAATATTTCTTACAAAGTCTTCAGTTGGTAATAGTATAGCGGTGTCCCATTCATCGGCAGCAAGATCTAGGAGGAGACCATCAACGTGATTCTGTAGATATTTATGAAAACATACCTTAGGAATATCAATCCTACCTTTCATAAGTTTTTGCACTGTCTGGATCCTCTTCTTTGGATTCATGTAGTGTAGGTTTGCTCCAAAGAACTCTGTTGGTGATGCCTTGACGACATACACTAGAGGATTCTTATCATAATACGGAAGATACTTCATCTTCGCTGTATATTCAAACATAAACAAGTGTCCTTCCTTTGTGAAACGACGAAGGGTATTCTCATCTTGGTTAGTTTGTCGTTCATCTCGTATGAACTTACTTAAATCAGTTTTGTAACTTGATGCTGCTTGCTTTACTGCAGATCTATACCATGCGAGAGATTTCTTCTCTCCTCCTGCTGCATTAGATACTTTTTCAAACAGTGTGTTGGTTCTGGTATAAGTCTTGGTGCGTTGAACAGACTTAAATCCTTGTGCCATTTTAGACTCCTAAGTGTTCTTCGGTGAGGATTAAAAATTTCATCTGCCTGTCCTCACAGAAGTCCTCAGCTGCAGACCACTTAGCGCGGTTCTTAGCGTAAGTTAGAACTTCTCTTCTCCAAGAGGCAGTCTTACGTTTCGGTTTCTCATTCGGTGCTTGTGTTTGCTTCTTGGGTTTAACTTCGATCAGATATTTACTGACCATGCCTGACTTAGATACAACTTTAATATAGAAGTCAGGGTAGTAGCGGTGGACTCGTCCGTCTGTTGGACAACGATAAGGAATGATTACTTCCTCGCTACCCCACTCAACTATGGAGGTATTCATGTCACAGAAATACATAAACTTACGTTCCCACAGACTTCTATAAATGATACGGGTAGGGTTACCCTTATACTTCTGTGGATGCTTGGGTTTATATATCCCTGAGTATGCCATAAATATAAATATACCACCACGATTATTTAGCGTGTCAATTAAGAACTTCATGCAAACGATTATCGCTCATGGCGGTATATCGTATAGCAATAATTATGATGTGGAGTGGATCTTTCCTAACAATACTGGTAATAACTCATTGGTTTCTAAACTTAATGAGTTTAATTTTGGATTGTCCTTATCAGGAACCCTAGGTTTTGGTGACCAGGAAGGACAGGAAGGACTAGTCGGTGGAAACATTCTGGGAAGTGGTGTTCAATCTAAAGGCACTGTTATCAAATACTTTTGCGAGGAAGCACAACTTCCAAACGTTTCTGCGATGACTGGTCAAACTACTGGTAGATTACTTGGCGAAGGTCAGGTAAACTATGCACACACTAGACTCTATACTGATTTTCAGTTGGGGTGGATTTGTGATGCAGACTTGACACCATTGAAGTTCTTGAACCTGTGGTATGGTCACATTTTTGGTGAGTATGATATTGCGGGAAAGAAAATCAATCCACAAAATGTAACGGGACAGAAATTGTCAAAATTTAAGGACACTGCTGCTGAAGGTAATAACATTCTATCTGAAAGAACCATCAGGTTAAACTATCCTGATGAATACATGGCAAAATGTTTGATCACTAAGACTGAGAAGGGGGCGAATGCTTCTAATGGCAGAGCAGCAATGGCATATACAATGTTAGACTGCTTCCCATATGCTATTGATGCTGTGCCTCTATCTGCAGGTGCATCCCAAGCAACTAAAGTGACAGCAAACTTTTATTATTCTAAGCACACCATTTCCTACAATAATATTCAAAATTTTAAAGGCTAAATTATTATGGCATTACCATCACTGGCGACACCAACTTATGAAACTGAGTTGCCATCTACAGGAAAGAAGATCAAGTATCGTCCTTTCCTAGTCAAAGAAGAGAAGGTTCTCCTCCTCGCTACCGAGAGTGAAGATAGGAAAGAAGTAAAGGAAGCAGTCAAGACTATTGTCAAGAGTTGTGTCCTATCTAGAATCAAAGTAGAAGATCTTGCATCGTTTGACCTGGAGTTTTTGTTTCTGAAGATCAGAGCAGCATCTGTTGGTGAAGATGTTAACATGAAGATCACATGTCTAGATGACAATACGACCAGAGTTGATTATACTTTAGACATCTCAGATGTAAAGGTTACTATCCCTGAGGGTCACGATAAAAAGATCGAACTGACTGACAAGGTTGGTATGATCATGAAGTATCCTGGACTAGATGAGTTCGTTGACTTGACACTACTTGGAACTGATTTGGATGATCCTGATAAAGTATTTCAAACCGTTGCCAGGTGTATCGAACAGATCTATGAGGGAGAAGACGTATATGATGACAGCACTACTACTTTCAAAGAAAAGATACAGTTCGTGGAGTCACTGACACAAAAACAGTTTGAAAGTGTGAAAAAGTTTTTCACAACGATGCCTGTGTTGCGTCATGACTTTACTATAACTAATCCAACGACTGGTGTCGAATCGTCCTACACGTTGGAGGGTTTACAATCTTTTTTCGAGTAGGCATGTTCTATAATACTTTGGAGAACTATTTTAGAACAAACTTCTCTCTCATGCAGCATCATAAATACTCTTTGACTGAGATTGAAGGAATGATGCCTTGGGAGAGAACAGTTTATGTTTCTCTTCTGAACCAGTGGATTAAGGAACAAGAAGAAAAAATAAAAGCTCAACAAAATGCCTGAGGTTGATCCTAAAAGGAAAAAGAATATAAAGGAACTCATCGACCGTATGGGGAAAGGGTTCGATGAGAACTTGCTGGATCCTCTTGTAGATTCTATTGTTAATGAACCTGAGAAACCACTACCAAGTGAGAATAAGGTCAAGGCAAAGGAGATAAAGTATAAAGTCATTGAGGTTGCACCCACTGGTCAGGGTGAAGATCTTGCTTCTTTTTTTGGTGCTAAAATTGGAGAGTCATTCTCCATGGCAGCAAAGGCACGTCGTGCTGACAAAGGGTTAGAAAAAAAACCTGCATTCTTCTTAAAGAAAGCATTAACTAATCAGTTTGGTGGTGACTTAGTAAACAGAACTAAAGGATATCTTTCTGGGAGTCCTGATGACACACAAGATCCTGCACTAAGCAGGAGTCAAAGGTTCACTGCGAGTGTGCAACCTTTTATGGGTGAGCAGGGACCACTCCCTGCACCAGTCCAAGGACCAGAGAGAACTGGTATCCGTGGTGCATTTGATAAAGTTGCAGAACAATTTGATCAACTGATTGCTCTTAAGAAAAATAAGGCAGAGCAATCTAAGGTAGCAAATGAGATCCAACAGGTAGAAGTTAAGGAAGCTACCGAAGAGATCACAGAGAACAATGAGTTAAAGAAAAAGTCTACTGAAATCCAGAAAGATTTCATAGCATTTAATAGAGAGCAGCAAGGTGATGCTGAGATTCTTGAGGTAGAAACTACTGCCGAAGAAAGAGATCCAATGTCAGACACATTGGAGATTGATAATCGTCGCGATGATGATGAAGATGAAGAAGAAGATGATGATCGTGATGGTGGTAATAAATTCACAGACTTCCTGGACTTTGGTCTAGATTTATTAGATGGTGGAAGTTACTTCGGTAAGTCTGCTAGTGTAGGTAGACGAGGTGCGGGTAGAGTTGTCCAAAGGACAGCACTACGACTTGGTGGCAGGAAATTAGCACAAAGAGGATTAGTTAAAGGTGCTCAATCAGTAGTCAGCAGAGCAGCAGGTGCTATCTCATCGAGAGCAGTTCTTGGATTCTTGCGTCCTATCTTCAAACGCATTCCTATTGTTGGTGGATTGATTGACTTTGTTGTGTCCCTTGCAATGGGAGAACCATTAGGTAGAGCAGCAGCAAAAGCAATTGGTGCCACACTTGGTGGTGCATTAGGCACACTGATTCCTATCCCTGGTGTCGGCACGATTGCTGGTGGTATTGTTGGCGACCTAGTTGGTGGTTCTATCTATGATGCAGTCACTGGCGGCGGAAGTGGCATTGCTGCGACTGCAGGAACAGAGAAAGCACCACCATCAGTTGATCCTGCTTCTGAAGAACCGCCAGAAAAACTAGCATCGGGTGGTGTTATGGCAGGTGAAGCAGGACCTGAGGCAGTGTTTAGTCTGAGTTCTACTGAAGGTAGGAAGGTAGTTGATGAAGTATCATCGGTTCAGAACACATCGATGTCTGCACTGCCATTCATCTTAGGTATCACACAGAATGTAACTAGTCTAATTTCTGGTCCAGCAAAACCATACATCCAACAAGAGATTGGAACATTAGAAAGATTGTTTGGCATTGCAAAGTTTAACGTCAGTGAAGTTGTCGGCAAGGGTATCGATGCTGTTAAGTCTGTTGGTAAGAACGTAGGTATTAACATCCCTGGAACAGGAGGTGATGCTGAAGGTGTAAAATCACAAGAATCAATGACTAGCAATAATCCTGGGGCGGTAACCCCAGTCAATGTTCCATCTGGTGATGTAAAAGAGAGAGCGAAGGTTGCATTCCAATTCTATAAGTCAAAAGGATTCTCAGATTCTGGTGCTGCTTACATGGTTGGTAACTTGATGCAAGAATCTACATTAAATCCTGCTGCTAATGGAGATGGTGGACGTGCATGGGGTCTAGCACAGTGGAGAGATGATGCTGCATCTGGCGCAAGATGGATTAAGTATAAAGAATGGGCAGCAGCAAACAGCAAAGAACCTGGAGACTTCTTTGCACAGTTAGAATATACTATTGTTGAGGGCAACCAATACGACTCTGGTCTGAAAAAAATGAAAGGTAATAATGTCCAAGAACATATGCAATTCGTAAAAGCATATGAAGGTTACAGTGAAGAGGGTAGTCGTTTTGGATATGCTCAAGACATTCTTAATAATGTTGCGGAGTATAAAGGAGCAACTACTCCATCGATGACTCCCCCACCATCAACACCTGTCCCTGCAAGTGAAAGTAGTGATGAAGATGGAGGACACAATGCAGAAAGTCCTGGACCAGTAGGTGCAACACCTGAATTGATAGGACCACCAGCACCAACAGTTGCTGCAGCAGAAAATGGTGGGCATACACCAGAGAGTCCTGGTCCTGTGATTCAGGCACCACCAATGCCAGCAGCACTCGCAGAATCTAACAAGAAAAGTCATATAACTGTTCAACCTATCATTTATGCAGGAACTTCTACACCTATTGGTTACCGAAAAAATATTGATACAGGTGGTGGACATATGGCTCGCTTCTTTTATGATAAAACAGGAGAGAAAACAACTCTTGCTGACTTGAAGGCAGCGAGGTTACAAAATAACTGATAAATACATAGGTGAAACAAATTTCACTATACAATTACACAAATTCCGAAAAAAAATCTCCGCAAAAATTTAAAGAAAAAGGTCGAGCATGGCAGCAGGCACCGAGAGTTACGAAGCACCACAATATGGAAATCTCGCTGGTGCTATTGGCGGGAAGATTGGTAGTGCTCTCACGATGGCAGCAACAGCAAGACGCCAGCGTGATGGAGAGAAAGAAAGATTAACTGATGAAATTACTTCACTAAACAAAAAAGAAGATAAGACTGAAGACGAGAAGCAGCAACTAAAAGATTTACAGAAGAGACAAGAAGATTTAAATTCTCAAGGATTTGGATTTATTGGAAAGAAAGCACTGGGCACTGAGTTCGGTGGAGATCTGAGAAGAAGAACAAAAGGTTTCTTCCAGATGAGTCCTGATGATCAGGATGATCCAGCATTAGATAAGAAGAAAAGATTTGAAGCACTCCTGCGAGCACAACCAGCAGGTAATAAACAAACACCACCTGGAGCACCACCAGAGGCACCAAAAACATCTCAAGATGGTGGTGTATTAGGATCATTTGCTACTGGTATCATTGAGAAGATTAGTCTTCTTTCTAAGAAAGTAGATGATCTAAAAAACGTAGAACAGAAAGATCAGACACCTAAAACTGTAGTAAATCTCAGTAAAAATGTAGGTAGTATCAGAAGGTTCTTCTCTAAGAACAATAAGATTGAAGAAGAACAAGTAAAGATTTCTGAGCAGCAACTGGAGCAGCAGAAAGAAGATTCTGCTGATGCAAAAAAAGCAAGAGCAGAATCAATAGCAGAAGGTAGAGACAGATCTGCTGGCAATAGTGGTATTGACAATAGCAGAGAGGGATCCACTCTCAAGGGACTAGGTGGTGGATTGCTTGACCTTGCTGGTGATCTGCTTGGTTTTGGTGGTCGTAGGCGTCGTGGTGGCAGGAGAAGACGTGGTGGTCGCCGAGGGGGTGGTATTGGTTTAGGTATGTTCGGCAAGCGTGGCAGGCGCAGAAGCGCGTCTCGTGGCGTGAGTAGAGGTAGGACTCAATACACTGCTCCTGTCGGACCACAACCGATGAACTCTGCTACACCATGGGCAGCAAAAGGTGCTGGTGATCGTGGTGGTCAATTTGGACAGGGTGGATTTGCTCCAAGAATGGAGTCATCACCAATAAAGTTTGCAAGTGGTGGTATTGTTGACAATCCAACCACGGGACAGGCAGTTATCCCAAAGAACAAACTGACACAAGCAGTCAAAACTAATCAAGATAATGTAAAGAAAGCAGATCCTTTTGCTAAGGTGATGCAACTACCTACCATGGCAGCAGGTGCTCTGCTTATGTCAACGGTTGGTAATGTTATCAACAACATGGGTGGAGTTTCCAAACTATTCCGTCCAGTTTTGTCGAGGATGTTTGTTCCTGCTGCTACAGCATTCGGATTGCCTGCTAATCTAATTACTGCATTCTTTGGTAGTGGTGCTTCAGCGAAAGGACTCGGAGGTATCGGCAAAGGTAAAGGTAAAGGTAAAGGTGGTGGATCTAATGGTGGTGGTAGTGAAACAGCACCTGGAGTCACACCTGGATCTACTATAGGTGGAGGAACAATTAGTGGTGGTGGTTCTGTTGATGGATATGGAATCTCATCACCTTTTGGTCCTCGTAATACTGGTATTCCTGGTGCTTCTACTAATCACTTAGGCGTTGACTACCGCACACCACAAGGAACCAAACTCTCTATCAAGAGACCAGGAAAAGTTATTGCTACTACTGCTCCTGCTATTGGTAACAATGGTGAAGTATATATTCAGCATGATGATGGATCTAAGTCTAGATACTTACACCTGAGTGCTGTAGCAGTGTCTGCTGGTCAGCGTGTTGATGCTGGAGCATTCCTTGGTAAAACTGGTGGAGAACCTGGAACTCCTGGTGCTGGTCCTACTAGTGGTGCTCACCTACACTTTGAATACTATCCAGATGGATCATCTGGTCCTGTTGATGGTTCTGGTGTTGCATCATCTGTCTTTAGTGTTGGTGGGACCCTCACACCTACTGCTCCACCAACAGCAGTTCAACCAACTGCTGTAGCAAGTCCATCAGCACAGACACCCCAACCTGCTGCAGCAACACCAGAATCAAATCAACCAGCAACCCTAGAACCAATTGTTCTTCCTGCTCCTGCAGCACCAGCGCCAGCAGCAGCACCTGATAACTCAGGCAATGGTGGCGCTAATCTCCCAGTGAGAAACCCTAACGCATCAATGTCATTACTAGGAGGTATGCCGTAATGTCAAACTCAGTTAAGAAATTTGAACCTCAGAAAGTAGTCATTGCTGACGTTGATGGCGTCCAGTATGATGTTACTAAAGCAGTTGGAATGTTCTCTTACTATGAGGATATCTATCAACCATTTGTTACAGCAAACATGCTGATGGTTGACAGTGGACAAAACTTTATTGGTAACCTACCTATACAAGGTGGAGAGGAAGTTATTGTTAAACTAATCAACGTTAGAAAGGAAGCAGTAGAATATAAGATGAGGGTTCAGAAGATCGTAAACAGATCTGTTGAAAGGAACATGCAATATTATACTTTAGTGCTTATATCTAAGGAAGGTCTGGAGAATGATACTTCTAGAGTAACAGAAAAATATAAAGCAAACTCAGAAGCAATTGTTAAGGATGTTCTTAAGAATGTATTGAAGACTGATAAAGAATTGTTTGCAGAAGAATCTCAATTCAAGATGAGTATATTCCCTAATGGTAAGAAGTGCCATGCTTTGGTGCAATCATTGATGTATAAGACAGTATCAAAGTCAACCAAGTTCAACAAAGGTGGTGGTGTTGATGATACTAAGAGCGAATCAGAACTAGGTGGTAATAATAAGAAGAAGTCATCAGGAACAGCAGGTTATCTATTCTTTGAGAACAAAGATGGATTCATCTTTCAATCTATGGATAGACTATGCTCAGATGGGACAGATTCTTTCGGCGGCACTCCACCAGTAGAAACATACTACTCACGTCCATCTGCTGGTATGCCACCTGATCAGGTATACTATAACATTGAGAACTATGCATTCGATGGTGACATCGACATGTCGGAGAAGTTAAACAACGGAATATATTCTACACATATGTGTTACTTTGATATCTCTTCTCAAAAGTATGAAGAGTATACCTATGACATGGCAAAGACATTCAATAACATGTCGCATCTTGGTAGTCAGGTAACACTAGCAAAGTATCAAAAACAATTAGCATCAAGACCTAGCAGAGTTATGAGTATCCTGCTAGACCATGAGGCATGGTATAGCGGAGAAGATGTTGCTAACCCAGAAGAGGGTGGTGATACACAGTTCCCAGACTATGCAAAATATTATACTGCACAGTCTATTGGTAGAAGATACTTGATGGATACTCACCGAGTTCAGATTGAGATCGCTGGCAACTCAGACCTGAAGGTAGGAGATAAGGTTAAGATTATGCTACCTAACATGGTAGCAGAGCAACTGAGAGAGGAACAACCATATGATGAGGAGGCAAGTGGCACTTATCTAATTGCTGCATTGTCTCACAACTTTTCATTCATTGTTGATAGTGGAGAACCTAAGTTCTTCACCAACTTGGAACTCATTCGTGACACCATGGGTATTAAAGAATACACCTCCAAGGTTAAATAAGAGTAGGAGTTATTAAAAGATGGATCAATCTTTATCATCACTGTATCCCATACACCAGATTGGTTCTGACGGATTCTCCTGGTGGATCGGTCAGGTAGAGACCAACAAAAAGGACGACCCTAAAAGGTCTGGTAGATATCGTGTGCGTATCATTGGACAACACCTGAAGACAGGTGACAATGCTACATCTACACAGGAACTACCATGGGCGCACATCATGATGCCTGTGACTACACCGTTCATTGAAGGTGGCACTGGTGGTGCATCTCCTGGACTGCAACGTGGTTGTTTTGTTGTTGGATTCTACCTGGATAATGACAAGCAGAAACCTGTCATCATGGGTTCTATTGGTGGTGTCAAAGGTGCTACTAAAGATTCATTCCAAGATGACAATCCAAGTGCTCCACTAAACTTCAAACCTGTCATTGATCCTAAGACTAATCCAAAGCAAAATCGATCTGCAGATACCCAGAGTGGTAAGAACAAGAGCGGTGCTAACACAGACAAGGGTGTTGTTGATGCAGATAAAGCAGATCTGAAAGATGGTGCTCCACCTATATTATTAGCAGCATATGCAAAGCACAGTGAAACTAACCCCACTGGTGGTAAGAGTTGTATTGTTGTTGCTAACCCTAACTGTGGACAAGAGAATAATCTTCGTAGTGGTCTGACTAGAATCGTTGGTGATCTTCTTGCTGCTAACCAAGCATCAGGAGGAAACATTGGTGACTTCTATGTCAGTAAGATCAATGGTCTTCTTTATAATGGTGTTGGACAAGCACGATATCATATTAGTCGTGTAGTCAGACTAGTCAAGAGTTTCATTGCTAGAGGAAAGACAGAGATCACAAAGGCACTGCGTGGTGCTATTGATTTTCTGAATAAAACTCTACTAACAACAGAGGCAGTAGTAGGTAACACTGGACCACTCGCAGATCCAGATAAAGCATTCAAACCTATCACAGAGAAGAGCAACAGACTCAAGACAGTTAAGAAAATCTTTGATGATATCTTTGGAGCATTAGGATGTAGTATCGCAGACATCACTGATACTATTGCACGATTCATCACTGATCTGTTGATGGGATTCATTCAAGATGTATTCAATAATGCTGCATGTTTTATAGACACACTAGTTGATGGCATTCTGAATGAGATCCTTGCTAAATTTGATGAACTTGTCAATGTAATTCTTGCACCTATCCAAGCAATTTTAGAAGCAATTGCTGCACCATTGAACTTCATTGGTGGAATCATCAATAAGTTCATGAAACTACTGGGAATCACCTGCACAGGACCTGGACAGAAGTGTGAACCAATCCAACAGAAATGCACAGACTGTGGTAACGAAGAAGATGACTCGCTTGATAAACTGCTGAAGGCACTTGAATCAGGAGTCGGCGATGAGTCTGCATTTATTTGTGATGAAGCAAAACAAGTTCCTAGTAAAAAACCTACCGAAATTTCATTTGTTGGTGGTGTTCCAGATGATCTCTCACCATCTCCAGAAAACACACCACCATCTGGTGATGCTGTTATCGACTTCCCAATTCCAGAGATAGATCTTGACGAAGATTTTGACGATGATCCTATTGATGAAGACAATTTACCTGATGACGGATCAATTATATTCCCTGATCCTGATGATGATGGTTTGCCTACCCTACCATTGGGCAATGAACCATTCATTGAAGTATACACAGAGAGTAATCTATACAATGAAGGAGACACTATCGTTTACAATCTAACGGGTGTCAACATTCCTGACGGAACTCAGTTTGATTATGAACTGTCTGGTCCTACTATCACACAGGGTGACATCGATGGGTCTCTCACGGGAGAGTTCACTGTTACAAATAATACTGCTACAGTTTCTGTTGTTCTTGCAACAGATGAGGAAGTAGAACAAGCACCAGAACTACTGATCTTTACTGCTACTACAAAAACTCCAATCATATTAGATACAGATAATGATGGAACAACAGAAGAATTTCCATTAACGACTTCTACTGATGTTGCAATTGATAGTGATGTTAATGATCCAGTATCACCAGATCCATCACAGGTTGCTGTTTGGAATCTTACTACAGATAAGAATTCATATCAGGAAGGAGAAGATGTTCTAGTCACAGTAACTACACAATATGTTGCTGATAATACTGAGGTTGATTACTACATTATTGGTAGTGGCATTACAGCAGAAGACTTTGTAAGTAGAACACTATCTGGAACTCTAGTCATTAAAAATGGTGCTGCTGCATTTGTCATTGGTATTGAGGATGATAGCACTGTTGAGGGTATCGAGAATGCAACTATTATTCTTGCAAGCAAAGGGGTTAGCACATCATTTAGCATCACTGAAGCAGGTGGTGAGGAAGATGAAGTAATAGATGATAATAATGATGATGACTTCACAATCAAGAAACCAATTGCTGGTGATATTGTTACTGATAACACTGGTGCTATTGTAGAGATTCCTATTAAAGTTCCTGGTGGACCATATCAGACTGCACCTCAGATCATCATCACTGGCGATGGATATGGTTCTGGTGCTGTTGCTCTGCTCAATGATAAAGGGTTTGTTACTGAAGTCCGAGTCACTAGACAAGGTATCAACTATGTCCCTAATACAGCTGACGAAAACAATCTACAATGTGTCGTTGATTCTTTCACTCTGCTATCTCCTGGTAGTGGATACACTGAAGCACCCGTTGTTCTGATCAATGGCGTGAAAGATATTGCAGAGGCAATTATCGATCAAAGAGGATTTGTCGTCAGTATTAGAACACTTGACAGAAGCAAGCGTTATACAGACATGCCTACTGTCACACTATTAGGTGGTGGAGGCGGTGGTGCTCGTTTCTTACCTAACATGGTTTGCCTAGATAGTAATGAACTTGAGCGTAAAGGTTACGCCAAGATTGGAACTGGATCTTACGTTGATTGTCCATAATGTCACAAGAGAAAGCAACAGAACAAAAAGCAAGTTCTGAACAGAAGAAACTACAAAAAAATGGTCCAGCAAGACCTGAAGGTGCTGATGCGCCCGAAGAAGGTCAGTTTAGTAATGAAGATTTTAATGTAATTGCCACCAAACATGGGTGGACAATGGGAACCTATACAAACAAGGATGGATCTACAGGTTTCATTTTAACTAATGGTCAATCGATGTTCCACTTCGATGTGAATGGTAACATCGTCATGGCAACAGGTAAACCTGGACAGTCAGGTTGTGGTGGTAAGGTAGTCATTCATGCTAAAGATCACCACGAAAAAACTGACACCTATGCTCTACATGTTCGTGGTAATGATGATGAGCAGACTAAAGAAGAAGATGGAAGCACTACAAAGACATCACCATATTCTATATACGTTGAAGGTGATGTTGCCATCGAATCACAAGGTGGTGATGTTGGAATCAAAGGAGATAACATTACACTAAATGCAGTCAATAATTTAACTTTACGCGCAGGAGAGAATATTAACATAGAACCTGCTGAAGGTCAAGGTAAAGTAAATGTTACTGCTGCTGATATTAATATGGATTCATCATTCACTAGATTTACTACTAGTGGTGGTTTTTATGTTGATGGATCAGGTGAGTTTTCAGTCAACCAGAAAGATCAGATAGGTGCATCAACATCTTTCAATACTATTGGAACAGTCAACCAAGTCATCAAAGGTGACTATAATTTAAGAGCAACTGGTAATCTACAACTAGAATCAGACTTTGGTCACTTGTTATTCAAATCTACTAAAGGTGGTATGGCAAGAATCATCAATGGTGATGATACTAGCACTGTAAGAGGTTTGAAGGATTTGACTGTCATTGGTAAGTCAGTGAACCTTGATGAACCACCTGCAGCATATAAAATGAACCTAGGTTCCTCATTGAAAGGTTCGCTTGAAATTAAAGGTGCATCGTTCTTTAATGCTACATTTGTTGGAGCATCGATCTTTAACAGCACCAACGTCAACATCGTTGGTAAGACTGCTGTCACCATGACAGGTAAATCAATTTTCTTGAATTGATTACGTAAAACTCGAAAAATTTTCTCTGTCCAAAAATACCTAAAAAAGTCGAGCTTGACAAATCCTCACAAAACGAGTAGGATGACTCTGTAAGGGTTCAAGGGTTACTGTGACTCTAAATACTATTGAATGATACTTCATTATGCATTACAAACCATATAGTCCTGAGTGGCATAGATATCGATATTTAAAAGAAGCACTTAACAAGTATCTTGACGATTACGTTGAGAACAATATAATCATGGAAGATATTCTGGATATTATTTGTATTCGTCAAGAAGAAGCACATGCTGAATATCATAAACTTGAAGATTTAGAACTAAAACTCCGAGACTGACATGCTATCAACTCAATACAGACTACGACTGGAATTTATCTGTAAATGCATTGCAAATGGGGAAGAAGTAAAATTATCTGATATGATTTGGGCGAACAAATTAGCAAAGGCAAACACAACTGCCAATGAAATGTTAAAGATGGCACGTAGGCAAATCACATATAAAATTGAAGAAGGTAGCACAGACGATTTTTTGAATAGAATGGGTTTAGGTGATCCCGACCCATCCAACCATAAGAAGGGATTCACTGATGCTGACGATATCAAGAATTGGTTTCAGCAAGACAAACCTGATGATTGGAGACAACGTGACTAAGAAACAATACAAACAATTGCTACTGGACCACTTTACAGAGCAATTAGATAAACTCACAGCAAAGGAACTTAAGGAACTTGCTGCGAGACATACATGAAGGATTATGTCTGTATCCCCATGTGGGATCCTATTTACGAGATGATGCGCTATCATTGGGTTCACAAGTCAGAAAAGGATCCTGAGCAATTCGTGAAAAATCTCAACCCAGAGCAAGAAGTGCTATGAAACAACTTTTTCTAGTTCCTGATGGCGATGGTAGATGTGTCACTCATGATGGACACGTTCAAATGGGTAGTTTCAATCACTCAGTAGAGAAGCATCTTGAGTTGTGTCCTGATCAAGATTGGCAGGTAACATATTGGATGCCTGATCCACTGGGGTTGAGATACAAGAGAGCAAACTTTCAGCATACTATGAAAGCAAACGAAGGTTCTGCTAGAACTGATAATGCTGGTGATAGTCGTCCTAGAGACTTCCCTGACCAAGCAACAAATAGATTAGAGAGAACATTATGAAAATGTGGGAGACAAAATGCTCTGGATGTGGTAGAATGGTTCCAGCGAATCAGGCACCTCAGGTTGGATGCTATGTTCCATCTGAGAAAAGATACAAAAATTCCTTATGCAAACCTTGTTGGGTAAATAAAAATAATGGCACTATCTAATTCAGTTGAAAAATCACTTGAAGAAGCACAAGCACATTTACGTAATGCATTAGCATATGCTGCTAGGCAAGAACGACCTATCGTTTGCACACAAATTGCTAAGTTGTTGACTGATATTGAAAGTATTGGTTCTTTTGATGAACTTCTTGATACACTTGACAATACCTTAAATGAAAAAAGTTAAGATTACGCCAGAAACTTATCAAAAGATGGAAGATGAGTTCCGAGAAGAGGGACTTGCTTTCACTATTACTATTCCTACACAGGAAGCAATTGATAAGTGGCAAAATGCTGCTCCTATACACCAACCAGTAAGACACCCTGTCGATATGGTTGCAGAGATGTGGAAGAAGCATAGAGAGCAACCTGAGGCGGGTCCTGAGGCAGATAAAATTGCTGGTCTGGACCTTATTAAAAGAGCAGGTGGTTTACTAAATGCTCAAGTCGAATATCTAGATAACAAAATTGTGATTACTTATGGATGATTTCAACACACCAGGATCCAATAAAAGTTGGATGGATGAAGGTTTCAAAAAATTTATAGTTGATACTCAACTACATAACATATGCAAAATATTGGGCGGTGAAGCAAATCATTATATTTGCACCGATAAAAAAACTCAACACGAAAAAATTGTAATCGAATACAACCATCAAAAGAAAAAATGATCCCATTAACAGCAGTCATCTATACCAATGGATCGCTAGAGTGCGAGAGAGCAGCACAACTCCTCAAGTCACTAGGTGGTGAATTTTTAGAATATCGTCTTAACACGCATTTCACTCAAAGATCATTTGAGCAAGAATTTGGATCAGAAGCAGAATATCCACAGATTGCCCTTGGAGCAAAACATATTGGACATCTGAAAGAGATGCTTCATTATGCACAAGAACATGAATTATTGAAATAATGGATATTTTAGGAATTTTTGCAACACCTATCGCTAAACAAGACAATTTTTTATTAGAAGAAGATTGTATCAGATTAGCAGATATATGTGCAACACTTGAATACTATAAAAAAACTGCAGAAATAAAATCATATCGATCAGAAGATCGTAATGTTTTGGGAAAATATTTTCCAGAAGTAAAAACATCAATTGAGACTTTATTTACTGATTTTGCGTATAGCACACTTGCAGTAAAACAAACATGCGAGTTTAAACTTATGAGTTCATGGGGAACTATGACTCCTCCTGGTGGCATGTCAAATAGACATTCTCATTGCAATTCTTTTTGGTCTGGTGTGTTATATTTGAGTAATGATACCAGTCCAATTTTGTTTCATCGAGAAAAATCTGCTACAATAGTTCTAGATGTAGATACTATTACAGAATATTCATCTAACGAAGTAGCACATACCCCATCAATGGGTCAGGTAGTTTTTTTCCCAAGTCATTTGACTCATCAGGTTAGCAGAAATAGAAGTAATGAAGATCGTTTTTCGATTGCATTCAATATTCTTCCTAATGGTGTTTTTGGTCTCCATGACTCAACCGCACACATCTCTGTGTTAGAACTCACATAAATATCGAAAAAGGGTAGACATGGGCGAAACATACCAATTATCTCAAAGATATGTTTATCTTGAAGGTAGCGCGGTTCGTATGTATTTCATACATGGTATGCCATATACCTTTGACGAACTTCCAAAAGGTGTTGAAGAGATGCCTCAAATACAAACTGAGGCACTACGTTATAAAGATTATGATTTAGAAGAACTCTATAATATTTCTTCTTATCTTATGGAAGAAGAATGTCATCCATTAATGTTTGATTTACCACTAGAAAACCCTGCGTTGCTGCCTAAAGATGATTGATCAATTTTATGAATGGTTTGAAGGAAGATATAATAATAAAATTCAAGCATTTTCACATCCATCTAAATTTGCATACATTATTGTTGAGCATCGTGCTGTAAACAATCATGGACTGTTTTATGGTGAGCAAGCATATTTTAATCAAACTAGAACACCATATAGACAATTTCTTTTACAAATTTCTGAATGTCATGGTAAAGTTGTTGTAAGATCAATGGAACCAGAAAATAAGTCTACTTATACTGGTTTCAAAAATCTTAATCTTATATCTGGTAGTCCTTTGACACATAAGAAAGGATGTGATACAATATTTACTTGGCGTCCTGATGCTAACCAATTTATTGGTGAGATTGAACCAGGATGTAACTGTAAAGTAAAATGGGGAGATAAAGATTCTTATCTCCAAAATATTGCAGCATTAGGAGATGGGTGGTATAATGTAGAAGATAAAGGGTTCGATCCTGAAACTAATCAGCAACTCTGGGGTTCCAGACATGGCAGATTTTTATTCAAGAAAGAAACATCACAATAATCGTCGGTATGGCGGAATTGGTAGACGCGCCAGATTTAGGTTCTGGTGAGGCAACTCGTGGAGGTTCAAGTCCTCTTACCGACATGTAATTAATATGATTAAACACACTCCATATATTATTGAATACCCTGGGTTCGTTAATCCCAGAACAACTGGTTTCATACAAGAACAAGCATCTACACTACTTAAGTTTGATCCTAAAAATACTACTTTTCATAGAAAGAATCGAGGATATCATCTAGGCGAGTGGAAGCATGTTGATGGTATGCAGGAACTCAATTATGAAATTGATAAGATTGGCAAAAAAGCATTCATGCGATACTATAAAGATTGTCCTTTAATCGCATATAGTATTATCCAGAGTCAAGGATTTATTTCTAACTATGTGTATCGTTTTTATGACAAGTCAGATCATTATAATTGGCATGTAGATCGATCTCACGATAATACTCAACTAGTAGTTTCTTTTCTACTTTATCTTAATGATGGGTTTGGTGGAGGTGATACTTTGTTTATGAATGACAAACTTAGAATCAAACCTCAAAATGGTAGTGTTCTGATGTTTCCATGTGGACCACATTTTCTTCACAAATCTACAAAAGTTACTTATGGTCAGAAACACGTTATGTGGAACTGTTTCGGACAAAGAGCAAAGGCACCCGTATAAATAAACTTTAGGAAAACGACAACTGGGCTCGGGTAGTTATGCCGCTAACAAGACTTGATAATCTGTATTCAAGTAAGACTGGTAAGTATCTTTACGTATCACCAGATGACTTTAATGCAACTGATGAACTAGACAATAGAGGTAACTCACCTTTACGTCCATTCAAGACAATCCAGAGGGCATTTATTGAAGTATCGAGATATTCGTATCTCCCTGGTGCCAACAACGATAGATTTGACCAGTTCAGCATCATGCTGATGCCTGGTAATCACTATATTGATAACCGTCCTGGTCTTGTAACAGAGACTGCTGTTGAAGCACGTTATTTTGATGCTGGAAATCTTCTTGAGGGTAACCGTCAGGAAGTTATTGATCGTTCTGTAGCACAAGTATCTGTTCAGCATCCTGATTTCTATTATCCTGGTGATCCTCAGACTGGTGCATGGTCTCGCTTCAAAGATGCATATCGTCTGATTCAGAAAAACAGAGACGAACTGATTGATAGAGCAACTGCACAGATTCCTGTTGCTCACCCTGACTTTGTATATCCTGGTGACCCAGTAGAAGGACTCTGGTCACGTTATAAAGATGCATATCGTCTGATCCAACTTAATAAGGATCTTATCGCTCAAGATGCGTTCGACTTCATGAACGGATCTTCTCCACCATCTCCTCTTCCTAATGGTTACGGCACTTCATGTGTTCGTGACATCGGAATCATGATCGATTCGATCGCTCTCGATGTTCATGAGGGTGGTGGTAACAAGTATACTAGAAAGTATATCACCAACTACTTTAATGATGCAGGCACTGATTGGACTGGAACTGTTGACCGTTACACTCCATCTGATGCAACTTATGATCCTGCAACTGGTCTAACTGTAATTACATTTGCACAACCGCATAGCATTACTGGTAACGATCAAGTTTACTTTGATGAAGGTGCTCTAACCTTCACTTGTGCAATGGATGGTGATCAGGCTGAGAAGTCCTATCCTCGTGTTGGTATCGATCCTTTCGCACTGAGAGGTTATGATGTAACTGCAACTACTGCAAACAGCATCACCATTCAAGGTGGTATCTCTGGTCCTAACAAGTATTTCCAACCAAGTGCTGCAGACTACAACCCTGTAACGGGAGAGATGGTTGTCACTGTTGGACAACATGGTCTAGGTGTTGGCCGCGGCGTTGTTCTAGAAGATAACTCCTTCACCTTCACTTGTGCTCTCGATGGTAACGTCGAGCAGAAGACATACCCACGTCCTGGACAAGATCCATTCGCAGGTAAGTCTATTCAAATTGCTGCAGTTGGTTCTACATCACACACTGCAACTGGTTCTACCTACAATACATCAACTGGTATTGTTACCCTAGATATTGCAACTCATGGTTTCTCTACTGGTGACTACATCCTGGTTGAGGATGAGTCCCTGTCATACACTTGTGATCTAGACGGTAACGTTAGTGCTAAGGCATATCCTCGTCCTGGATACGATTATCCATCAGGTCGCTGGATGGAAATCACTGTTATCGATGCTGATACCATCTCTATTAACATTGGTTCTTCTGAGTATCAAGGTGCTCACACCTTTGTGAGTGCAACTGCTGATGGTGTCAAGCGTCAAGATGGCACTTTTACCATCAACGTGGGTATTTCTTCTGACACCTCTGCTCATACCTTCATTAGTGCAACTGCACAAGCAATCAAGCACGAACCACAAACTGCTCACACATTTGTAAGCGCACTTAATAACGGTCTTCGTGTTGATAAGACTGGTGGTCTTCGTGGCGAGGAAGCATCTGCACTGGTTGCTTTCTCGAAAGCAGTTGAGTTGATGAAGCAGGCGATCACCAACAACTACACTTCTACATCTGGTCCTGGAAATGAGTATCAGGATCTAACAGTTGTTACTGGCGAAGCAGTTTATGGTGACGGTAACGGTGATGTTACTAACACTGACCCCACTGCATGTTCTGATGTTCAGACCTTCATTGACAACCTCTATGCTACTATTGATAGCATCTTCAATGATACTGATCTAAGAGTTAACAATGGATCATTCCTCCTCAGCAACGTTCTCCCTGCTGAATCTGTATCTGATAAGATTTCTGCTGGTCATGCTAAGTGTAAGCGTGACACAGGATTTGTTCTAGATGCACTTTCACTAGACGTTCATGAAGGTGGTGGTAACCGCTACACCAGAAAACTTCTCCAAAACTATTTCGACGCTACAGGTAATAACTGGGTAGTCAATGGTCTACAAGGAGAGACTGCAGAATCTTTAACTGCATTCTCTACACTCTTCACTCAGATGAAGAAGGCAATCACTAACCAATTGTCTTTCAAGGATATTGGCATTACTCCTGGTGATGCAATCTATGGTAACAGCAACAACCCTCAGGAGAATTTACCTTCTGGTAACCCTGCTGCATGTGCTGACATTCAAACCCAGATTGATACCCTAGGTGCAATCGTTACTCAAATCATTAACGATGAGAACCTAACCAATCTGCCTGAAGAGACTCTATCTGATGTTATCTCTGCTGGTCTTGCTAAGTGTAAGCGTGACGCTGGTATCATCACTGACGGTCTGATCAATGACCTTCGCACAGAAGGTAATGCAAACACGATTACTAATACAAAAGCATACTTCGATCGCTTCGGCAATCCTATTGCTAATGGTCTTCTGGGTGAAGAATCAGAATCTATCACTGCATTCAAAGGCATTGCAACATTTGCTAAGCAAGCAGTTACTAATCAACTGTTCTTTAAGGATCTGACTATCTCTCCTGGTCCTGCATATGCTGGTGCAAATACTCCTGAAATTCCAAATCTAGCATCAGGTAATGCTGCTACTTGTGTAGATGTTCAGGCAACAATTGATACTCTTATTGGAATCCTGACTGATGTTATTGAAGTTGGTAACTTAGATGAACTAGCAGCAATCAAAGTTACAGGTGTTCTTCCTTCATTCAATTATAACCAAGCACTAGAAGAGTGGCAGGACAACTCCATTGTTGATCTAGCAAACCCTGACAACGTTCTTTATAAGTTTAATGCTGCCGATGGTGGTTGTATTGTTCCTAGAGGTTGTTCACTGATTGGTTACGACCTGAGAAGAACAGTTGTTCGTCCTCTGTATGTTCCTGATCCTGCTGATACTTCACAACCAAGAACTTCTATCTTCAACCTAACTGGTGGTTGTTACATCTGGCAGTTCACTATTAAAGATGGTGACCTATCTGCACAATCTCCTCTGTATGATGCATCTGCTGGTGTTGGTAAGGTTTACTACAAGAAAGGTTCAACTGATCTTGCAATTCCTGAGTATTCTCACCACAAAATCTGCATCATGGAGTATGCAGATTCTAAAGATCTTGACAACTACTATGACAAGGTAGGTAAATCATTCCAACAGTTCCAACCAACTATCGATGATGGTGGACTGGAAGCACTGGTTCAAGAAAACAGAATCGTTGGTCCTCTGTCTGACAGCAGAACTATCGAAAGTATCAGAATTGATGACTCTGCAACCTTCAGTGGTAATGCATCTAATAGCACAATTCTGAATAATGTTACCAATGCTGAGAGTCTTGAAGTTGGATATGAGATTACATCACCTGATGTCAGTGTTGTTATCTCTCCAAACACTAGAATTGAGAGCATCTCTGGCACTACAGTTACGCTCAACCAATCGATTTCGGGAACTGGTAACGTATCATTCCTTGCATCCTTTGGTTATGCTAACATCACAATAAACACAAAGATTGACCACGGTTACTTCGAGGGTCAGTATGTTGCTATCATCAACTCTGGACTGTCTGATGAGATCAACGGAACGTGGAAAGTTACCTCAATCGATGGTAATAATCCTAAAGTATTTAAGTATGAAGTATACAACAATACCGCAGCATCTCTTGGATTAGTCTCTGGACAGACATATCTGTCAGGTGAAGTCGGCGGAGTTAGCACAAATGCGGTAGTTCTTGCGGAAATTGACTCTGTTGAGTCCGCATCTCCGTATGTTTTCAACTGCTCAATCCGCTCTACCTGGGGTCAGTGCGGCATGTGGGCGGATGGATCCAAGGCAACTGGATTCAAGTCAATGGTCGTAGCTCAATATACGGGAGTTAGCCTTCAAAAAGATGATCGTGCATTCATCCGTTATGATGCATTAACTAACACTTGGAACCAAGCATCACTTACTGACGCATTTGCTACCATTCCTTACCATACTAAGGGTGATGCATACTGGAAAGATGACTGGAGAAACTTCCACATCCGTGCTTCGGATGACTCTTTCGTTCAGTGCGTCTCGGTCTTTGCTGTTGGTTTCTTCGATCACTTCCTGATGGAAAGTGGTGGAGATATGTCCATCACGAACTCCAACTCTAACTTTGGTAATACATCACTTCACTCTGTTGGTTTCAAAGGATTCTCCTTCAACCAAGATAAGGGTGGTTACATCACTGACATTGTTCCTCCTGAGGTTGTATCTACAAGCAACGAAGTTATCAACCAGTGGTATACTCTAGATGTTCCTGCATCTAACTCAAGAACTAACCATACCAGACTGTATCTTGCTGGTGACGATATTGAAAATCCAGATGATCGTCCAGCATCTTCTATCAATGGATACAGAATTGGTGCTAAGTCTGGTGAAACTCTATCTGTTGATCTTGCACGTTATGCAATTGAACCAACTGGTCCTATTGAGTTCTCTCAGACTCTGGAACCAAATGGATTCAAGTCCTGGACAGTTGGCATTGAGACACTGACACCTAACAGTGCAAACGTTGACAACTATGCACAGGATGCTGCTAATCAGATTGAAGATAACAAGGAACTGATTCAAGCAGAAGGTTATCAGTATATCATTGCTAAGTATCCTGAACTACTCACCAAACCAAACATCACGATTGGTAAGTGTGAAAGAGACATCGGATACTTCGTCGATGCTGTTGTAAATGACTTGAGAATTGGTGGTAACATTAATTCTATTCAGGCAGCAGAAGGTTATTATATTTCTGGTAACCTTGAGTATATTACTGGAGAACTCAATGAGTCTATTGATGCATATGATTATGTAAAAAATATCATGATCGCAGCAATGCGTAACTTTGACTATCTGGTTAGAGATGCTGAGACATTTAGCGGTTCTGCAATTGTTAATGTTCCCTCTACTCAGGGTCTGATCATTGGTATGAGAGTTGTTGAGTATGATCCTAGCGATTTTACCAACGGTCTCCTTAATTCAACTGCAACACCAATCTACACCAACGTTCCACAGAATGCGTTCATTAAGCAAATTATTAGTGATACTCAGATCGAACTTGGTATCCCTGGTGCTAAACTAACTGCTGGTTCTACTAGAAACGCTACTGGTAGTGTTAGTGGTGCATTCCTCTACTTTACTCTAGAGAATCCTGCATGGGCAAGTATCTCACCTTCTGTTGATCCTACGATCACTCAAGATGCTCAAATTGATGGTAACGGCAATCCTTTACCTGAGTGTCAGAACATTGCAACCACAATCGAAGGTTACTTCAATGAAATCTTCCTGGTTCTGAATACTGGTTACACTGCACTTGGTAGTAGAGAAATTGATGCCTTCAATGGTATCATGGATAACAAGCGTTTCATTGCTGCAGAAGCAGTTTACAGAATCGCTAACGATGCTGCATATGCTGGCACCAAACTGGGTCAAGGTTTACTAGCATCGACTGGTGAGACCATCCAGGATGCTTGTGTAGACGACGTTGAGAACATTCTTGGTCAGATTGCTTACAACGTTAAGTTTGGCGGCAACAACAGAGTCTATGATGCAGCAGAACTGTATCTGGTTGGTGCTCATGTTCAAGGTGAAGAATCCGAATCTATTGCTGCATTCAACTTGGCAAGAGACTTGGCAATTAAAGCAATGCGCCAGGAAACAATTACTGTTGAGGGCGATCATGGTCTGACTCAGGTAATTGACAATGGAGTTCCACCTGAGTATGATCAGAATGGTCAACTTGTTACTCCTCCTTGTGCAGATGTTGCACTTACAATCTCCACGTTAACGTCACTTGTCACAACTGCTATCAACGGCGGTTCGATTGGTAACAAGACTCTACCAGCATTCAGTGCTGTAACAAGAGTTGAACCAACTTCTGATCTGACTGGTCTATCTGCTCGTGCAACTCTATTCACTCTGGCAACATCTGGAGTCGTAGGTAACCCTAACCCACATGATCTAGAGACTGGAACACCTGTAAGACTGGTTCCACGTCCTAAAGCAGGAACGTTCCCAGACAAGCGTGTTATCAGACTACCAAAAGGTTTCGATACTAATACCAAGTATTATGTTATTGCTCCTGGTAGAAACCTCTATCCTGAGAACTTCTCTGTAAGCAACAGTGTTATCACTGTTACTGAGGCAGCAGGAACTAGCTTCTCAACTGCAAACTCAACTAGAGCAGCTGTTGCTGGAATTTATCGTTCACTGGTTGCACAACCTAAGATTGATACTGATGGAACTGCACTCGCAAGAGGAACTGGTCTGCGCTACAACTTAACTGTTAATGCAGATGGTTCTATTGAGTTTGGCAATGCAGTAAACAGTCTCGATGGAATCGCTAATGGTGGTTCTAGATACGAAATCGGCGACATTGTTGTTATCAGTGATGGTCAACTTGGTGGATCTGGTGCTCCTGATCTGGAGATTGAGATCACTGCTGTATCCCCTGCAGAATATCCTGGTGTATTCGATGGCACTGAGACTAACAAGTTGATGCTTGCAACCTCACCTGAGAACGCAGCAGCAGGTATCTACATGTATTCTTCGGAGACTGACTCCGTTGATTCTCAAGTTGAGATTGTCATTAACAGATTTGTCCTTGATACTAAGTATGATCTCCATAAGTATAAGTCCAACGTTGTTGGTGCTTCCGAGATTGAGACAAACGTTGCACACATCTTTGACGTTCCTGCTCCTAACACTACTCCACAGATAGTATTTGTTAGAATTGCAGATGACATTCAAGGTTCTACACTACCTCAACTAAGTGGATCTGCATCATCTATCTCAACACAGACTGAATACTTTGTTCGCTATGTTTCTAACAAGCGTGTCACACTTCACCTAACTGCAGCAGATGCAGAGTCTGGTGATAGAGCACTGACATTTGTTTCTGGAACAGGTAACAACTTCTATATCTACGCTAACAAGCGTCCATCCCCACTGAGATTTGACCCTGTATACAGCACTGCATCCAACCAAACTGGTCTTTGGTATCTGAATGTTGCTGACGAGTCTAGCAATGGAACTGCAGACTATAACCGTTACAGCATCCTATCTAGATTCCACGGTGGTAATGAATTAGCAAACGACTTCCAGACTAAAACTGATCCTACTTTAGATACACGATATACTCGTGTTGAGGATAAACGTGAGAAGGAAGAACGTGTTTACAGAATGCGTTATGTTGTTCCTTCTTATCTGGAGACTGTTAGAGATCCTCTCAACGGTTTCGTTATCAAGACGAGAACTGATGACAAGCGTCGTTTGATTCCACAGAGAGTTCTACTGAAACCAATTGCAGGTAACCCTAACAACGTTGCATCTTTCTACAACCCTCTAGGTTCTAACGAACAGATTGGTTTGAATAAGGATGAACTGATTGCTGATCAGATCAGAACAATTGATCCATCTGTTGTTGATCTGCTACCTGAACAGCAAAATCTGTATGATCCATACCTGGCACCAAAAGTAATTGAGTTTGACTCTAAGATTGCTGCTACTATTCAGTCTGCTAGGAAGGTTGTTCCTGCTGGTCAAAGTGATGAGTTCATTGAACTGACTTTGTTCGATCACACAATCGTCAACCAGTCTGTTAAGAACGAGATCTTCACTGTTGTTAGAACTAACTTCTTGCAAGGTGGATTCCTCCAACCAAATGCTACACAGTCTAATGAGAACAACAAAATCACCTGGGAGACAGTTTCAGGTAATGCAGCATCTTCTGGTTCTGCATATCTTCAGGCATGGTTCAATGATCTTAACACAGCACAGATCTGTCTAGTCCTGAAAGATGTTCAAGGTGATATCTATTATGATCCTGCTGGTAATGTCACATTTACTCAGTCTAATGGTGCTAATGTTCAACTGACTGATGTTCCTAACTCCTTCGGTGAGGTTGCCGTAACGCCAAGAGATAAGTCACTTCGTGACAACTATCTCTACAGAGTAGAAGGTTCTAATGTTTACACCATCTGTCCTGGTGATACAATCACTGATGACACTGGTCAGAACACTTACTATGTTCATAACATCGAAGATCAAGGTGACTTTGAAGATTGCTTCTACATCTTCGATATCGATACTCTGCAGAAGCGTATTCCTAACCAGCAAGATGGTATCTATTACCTGACTTGCCTACGTGGTAACATCTCTCCATTCCCAACTGGATCTGGTGTTGGTGAGAACTTCAGAAACTTTAAGTTCTCTCAACCTATCTCTCAACTGTATCCTATCAACTACAAGAATGATCCTCTATGGTTCCAAGTTGATGGCACAACTGGTGTAAGAGATACATCTGTTGTTGATGTTCCTCAGACATTCTCTGCTGCTGACAACTACGTTCACGGTCTAGTTACCGTTAACGATGCTAAGGGTAGTGAGACCAAAGAGATGGTCGAAGACATTACCCGTAATACAGCACTTGATCAATACTCATACACTAATAGCACAACTGATGCTAGCAGTGGAGACATCATTGATAATAGAATTCAGGCACAAGAGGGTAACGCAACCTCTGGTTCTGAAGATAGATTGATTCCTATCTCTGGCGACTCTCAGTTCCCAACAGAGCGTAAGCTTTACATCGAACTTAGAAGACCATCTATCGCAAGATCTGGTAACCACACATTTGAGTATCTTGGATTCGGTCCTGGTAACTACTCAACTGGTTTCCCACTGCGCCAGGAAGTGGTCTTAACTGACAAACAGGACTTCTATGCTCAAGCGAAGCGTGAAGACGGTGGTATCGTCTTCTACACGGGTCTGAACAGCAATGGTGACCTGTATATCGGTAACAAGAAAGTTAATGCTATCACGGGTGAGGAAACATTCCTTGAATCTGCTGCATTAGTTGATTCTGAGGACGAAGATGAGGATATCGGCACCCTCGTTACGACGTTCGACTCACCTGTAACGTTCAACTCTACTATTACAGTAGCAGGTAAGTCTACTCTCAACGCTCCTGTTGAGATTAACGTCGAGGCAAGCGAAGGCGATGCTCTAAGAGTATTCTCTAACATCGGTGCTGGTGATGATCCTACACTGTTTAATGGTTCCTGGAGAACTCAGTCTGATGGCGATGTTGTCATTAGTAAGAACCAGATTAAGGCAGCAGTCTTCTATCTGAATGCACGTCCAAAACCAGGCGCACAATATGGTCAGTCTTACACCTGGAGAACTAACTATCTCGCAGGCGAACCTTCCAACATTGTTCCTTGGCAAGAAACCAACTACTTCTATGCATCACAGGAAGTTTCCTACGGTGGTAATGATCCAGAAGCAGGAGATATCATCTACAAAGGTAGCTCCGTTGGTCAAAGTGGTTCGATCGGTTGGATTCTAACTAACCAGTTCAAGTCTGCTGAGACATCTGTTCAGACTATCAGTGCTGATGGCACACAAAATCTGACGATCACCTGGATTGCAACTGAAACCAATGATTCTATTGGTATTAAAGGCAACTCTACTATTAGAATCTCAAACTTCAGTAATCCTGTTGCTAATGGAACATGGGAGATCGTTGGATGGGATGATTCTACTTCACCTGGACAACAAACACTTAAGTTCAGAATCAGCACACCAATTGAAAACGGAACTGTATACAACTGGGCAGACCAAAATGCTGGTGCTGACCTACAGTTCTCTGTTTCTAACTGGAAAGAGACTGGAGTCCTGGGTGCTGAAACTCTCAGAACATATACTGAGCAGCGTGGTGACTTTAGACTGGGTATCAACACTGTAGCAAGAGCAGCACATTCTGTTGTTCTAACTGCTAACGTTGATGACTTTACAACACCAAGAGCAACCCTGGATGTTGTTGGAACAACATTCATTAGTGGTAAGACTCTGGTTGAGTATAATCTTGCTGGTGATGTAGATGACAACCGCTATGATGACAATAATCTCAATAGCGACCAGCGTGAAGGTCTAACTGGTGCTCCACTTCTGGCACAAGGATTCATTCCTCAGGACAATGCACTGCTGGTTGGTGGTGATAGCAATGATCTAGAGCAACGTGCAACTCTCCGTGTTGCAACTACAGACGCTGCAGTTGTAGATCAAGGCATCGGTTATCAAACTGGTGGTAGACTGGGTATCAACACAACCCTAGGACTACAAGCACGAGATGAACTGGATCGTAACCTAGTTGTTGTCGGTGATGGTAGAATCACTGGTAACTTCTTGATGGAGCAAGACATCAGTGTAGACGGTGGAGACATCAACACTACATCTGAGACCTTCAACCTGATCAATAACAACGCGAACATCATCAACTTTGCTGGTGATGCTCAGTTGATCGATATGTTCAGCAACACTAGCAATGATCAAACGATCACTATTGGTAGTAATGCTAACTTCCAGACAGTCAGAATCGGTAATAACTCTGGAAGATCTATCTTCAGTGTTCATGCTTTGTCTGCTAACGCTCTGGTTGACATCGCATCGGTTGCTGACGACGCTACTAATGCATGTCAGGTCTTCATTGGTGGAGCATGGGCAAACACAGACTCCAAGGTTGTTTTAGGATCTTCTCAGACAATTGCTGCTGGTAACATAGAGATTGGCAGTAAAGTTGCTGCTGGAACAGGAGTTTCCAGACTCTTCACTCAGACAGGAAAAGCAAGACTCTTTGATGATGACAGAACGCAGGTCATTGAAGCATTCACTAAGGCAAATGACATCACGATTGCATCTCTAGGTGGATCTACAACCATCAGAAACTCCCTGAAGGTTCAAGCATCTGCAACGGTAGACTCTAACATCATTCTAGATGGTGGAACAACTGCTGGTATCATTGAGATTATAAGATCTAGATTCTCTACTCCTCTCAATCTTCACAATCTTGGTTCACTTGACGTTCCTAACCTAGACTTCTACAAGTATTCTACAACTGGTAGATTCGTTGATACTGAAGGTAACAGATTCTGGGGTGGATCACAAGACCAAGCAGGTGGTGGTAGAATCGGAGCATTCGATAATCTACAAGCAGCACCTGATGCACTCCGTGTTTCTGGTCAGTATACCTTCAGATTTGCTGATGGTGGCACAGGTTCTGGAGCTGCATTCGACGTTGGTGTTGCATTTGACGGCACCGTTACTGTTGAACTAGTTGCTGCAGGTTCTGGATACGCTGACAACCAGACATTGACTATTCGCGATAATCAACTCGGTGGCGGTGGTGCTCCTGACATTACGTTTGACATCAACGGTGTTACTGATGCAAGTGAAGTATTCATCCTTCCAATCACAACACCTGCTGCATCTGATTTTGATATCGGTGATCTGATCCTCTTGGATCGTGGTAACGCTGCATCTCCTGATGAAGTTACTCCAGCAGGTGGAACTCAGGTTCTTAACCTGAGAGATCAGCAGTATTCTGAGATCATGCGTGTTGTCGGTCTAGACAATCTTACTAATCCTAATGATCCTCAAGGTTTCAGAATATCTGTAACAAGAGCACAAGAAGGAACTGGTGATCCTGCTACTGGTGACGGTTGGACTAACCACCCCGATGGTTGTGTCATTGCTAAACTTGACAAGCAACCTGCAGCATCTTACATTACTGGTAAGGACGTTGGTTCATTTGCTGATCCTAACGTTCCTGACGGTATCTTGGATGAACCAAGAGCTGGTATCGATGGAACCAGTGCTAACGTAAGAATCGGTGTTGCTGAATTTGGTGGGGTTCTAACTACACTAGACCTTCTGAGAATTGATCAGTCTGAAATCGTTGCAATTGCTGATGTTGTCAGCACTGACATTCAGTCCCTGATTGTTACCGATGGTGGCGATCCTGCTGTTACTAACTTCAAGGTTGAGTCTACAACTGGTAACACAGTTATTGCTGGTAATGTTGGTATTGGACTTGGATTCAATCAGTTCACTATTGCTGGTAGTTCTGGTAACACCAACATCGCTGGAACTCTCACGGTAGAGAACACCATCACACTGAATGGTTCTACTATTCCTTCAACTGAGTTCTTTACTATCACTAACGGTGGTCCTTCTTTCGAGGATGATGGCGTAACAGTTATTACACCACTGAGAACTACCTTCCAAATTGATAGTGCAACTGGTAATATGGTGATGAATGGTGGTAATATCAATATCTTCGGAGTTGATGGAACTACACCACGACTAACCTTTAACAACTCTTCGGGTGACTTCACCACTTATGGTTCATTCTCAGCACTTGGTGATGGAATGTCTTCCTTCGGTGGTCCTGTCACAATGGCAGGTGACCTAACAGTCAATGGTGGTGATCTACAAGTTAACCAGAACGGTGTTGAAGTATTCGCAGTAGATGATGATGGTTCAGTTAATATTGGTGGCATCTCTAACTACTTCTCCAGCACTGGTGGACGTAAGTGGGTTGTTTCTAACACCAATATTATTAATGCTGAAGCGAACGTTAATTACTTCGTTGACGTTTCTGGAACATCACTACTCAAACTACCAGCGAACGCTCAAATGGGCGATATGATTCGCATTATAGATATAGGTGGTATCCTTTCATACGACAAGTCTCTAGTTGTTCGTGCTCCTAATCTGGTAAGGATTCAGGGTTCGGTCAGCAACACAGGAACTACTGTCACGGGTAACACTCTAGGAGAGAACTTCTCACTCACACACGACGGTGGTGAATTAGTTGTTCAAACACCAAATGCAGCATTCGGTCTTGTTTTTGCTGGCACTTCTGATGCTGATGGTGGTCCTGGAGCGAATCCCAATAAGGCAGGATGGTATCTAATGGACGTATAAAAAACACATGTCTTTCTATCAAGAGATCAGAACCGCAAAGGCAGCTGCCATCGGAACAATCATGCCATGGATCGGGAATATCTCAGATATTCCTGACGGTTGGATTGTATGCGATGGTTCTCAAGTCAGTGCCAAAGACTTTCCATTGCTTGCAAGAGCAATTGGAGACACATACAATCTATCTACTACAGTTACTCAAGGTCTAATCAATACCTTTGCTAACAACGCATCAACACAAGCAGGAAGAATTCCTGATACATATATCTACTCACCGATTGATGGTAGTGGTGGTGGCGCAACTTTTGCTGTCATTGTTGCTGATGCAGGAACACAAGCAGGCGGTGCTCCTAATGGTGTTGGTGGAACAGTTACTGTTCAAAGACTACAGCAAGGTGCTAACTATGAAGTTAATGATGTTCTAACTATTCCCTCAGGCAACTCTGGTGGTGGATCTGATATTTTAATTACTGTAGCTACTGTTGAAGAGGGATCTGTTTCTACATTTGGTGGAGAGTTTCCTAGTTATCAGGGAGAGATTGTTCTTCCTGCTCTAATCAATAGACCTCTGGTTGATATGGAGCAATCATATCTTGGACCAGGATCTCCTACTGGTAGAATTTTTGACGTTGATTCAACAGCAGTATCAGAAATTAGTTCATTCATTGGTGTAAACTCAGACACAGGTGTTCCTACATCATTTAACGATGTTGCTACTGACGTTGTGTTTGAATTGAATGAGAGAACGACAGCACCAGCTGGTGATAGTGGAGAGATTTCATACTACTACGGTGGTAAACTACAGGCAAACACTATTGTCACAGGATCTGGTCAGGGTAATCGTGTTATGTTCTTCGGTCCTAGAAAACTAGGAAGAGGACATATTAAAGGTCATGGTCATGGTGGTAGAATTGATACTATTGTAAAAGATCCTGAGACACAACCAGGAGAAGGTGTGATTCCATGGTCAAACATCAACTTTAACTTTGATGCACAGGTTGATACTTCTGATAGTGACATCTTCATTACTAATGATAATGAATTTGAACTGGAATACAACATGAGTGATCAGTTAAGAGGTAGATCTGGTTTTGGTGGTGGTATCCCTGGACGTGTTATTGGTGCTATTAATGCAGAGAATCCCCCAATTAACTGGACTCCACGAAACGTCGTGTGGACTCCCATTAAATCAGTCTTGACTCACCCACTCACACATAGAACATTTAATGAGGGTGTTGGTCTAAAGAAAGGTGCATTGTCTGGTGGTATTGCTGGATTCAACAAAGGTCCTGGAGGAAGAGAAGCAGTTGACTATGGTCAGAATGGTGAGCAGATAACTCAGTTCAGTAATGGATTGACTAACTGGTATCCAGATCTTCTTGAATATAATGGTGATGCAGAAGCAGGAGCACTAGCAGATCCTTCGGCATTCAATACTTATGATACGTTTAATAGTAATGCTGGTTGGGACTTTAAGAGAACAACTATTGGAGTTGCTGCATCAAGAGATATTATTCTCTCTCACACTCATGATGAATTTGATGTATCATTCGATCTTTCTGGTCTAAGACCATTAAATAGTTTGAACGTATACGTTACTGCTCCCGCAGGTAACTTGAATTTAGATAATGCAAGAAACGTTGGTGTATTCCAGATTAATTTCAACACGACTCAACCTGGAATGACTTCAGTATATGTAATCAGAGCATACTAAGATGGCAGTCAACAATAACTATTCTAAAGTCAGGTCACATTATGGTGGTTACATTGGATCTATTCAGGTTCACTCAACTCCATACCTTGCAAACATAAATGATCCCAATGGAGCAAATTTTCAGGAGCATGTTCCTGCTGGTTATTTGAAGTGTGATGGATCTATTAGGAATGCACAGGAGTTTGTTGCACTATCACAAATCCTAGGTGTGGGTCAAAACTCTAAGTTTAGAAAGACAAATGTAGATCTTAGAGAAGCAGATCAAGACACAGGAGACCTAGGACAGTTCCAGTTACCTGATCTTGGATCTAAAGTTATTATTCCATCTAGATCAGTTGGTGACTACTTGAATACTTTTGTTGGTGATACTGAAGAGACTAGAGTTGGACCTGCCGTTGAAGTTTTATGTAACGAAGGAACACAGTTGACATGTGATTTTATTGGTAACTTCCGTGGAATACCAGTAGAGACATCATATGATTTTAGATCTAGTCCTAAGTATCAGTTCGAGACTACATCACAGTCAGCATTCCTAGACATTGAGAACTTCCAAGGTCATGCTCACAATGCAAACACAAACTATCTAAACTACACTACAAACCATGCTGTTGGTGGTGATGGTAAAGATGGTGGTAATGCTAGTGGTAACTCTGGAGCAGGAAATGCTCTAGAACAGAGTGAAGCTAATACTACAGCACTATCATCACATACTCATAGAATTGGTAAACCTACACAATACATTCACAATTTCCAATATCAGCATCAACCATTTGATATTCCTGCAGATAATGTCAATACTACATTGAATGTATCTGTCGAAAATGTTAATAAACTTGATGCTGTGGTTACTCCTTTTATTATTGTTACTTACATCATTAAAATTTGAGGTTGAGATATGGTAGTCCCAAGAACTCAATGTATTTCAATTATTGACGAATCGTCTCCTTCTGTATCTACCCATACAAACGACTGGAATAGTTTTAGATCAAACTTTCCTAATGCTGGTGGAGTAGGTCGCGAGTTCTGGTTGTTGCAACCAGCAGGTAGTAGATGGAATTTTAATGATCTAAACAGACCATCTAATTTTTTGAATGATTCTCTTGCTAACGGATCTGTTGGCGGGGGAACTTTTACTGTCAATAGAGATAACAATAATATAAGTCAACGATCAGACTGGTTTGCTATTACAAATCTATCATCACAACCACCAGGATCTTATGTATCTGTATGGTTGGATGTCTCTGGTTCGATGGTATATTCAACAGTTCAAAAATCCTATGAGTATTTTGTAGAGAGATGCACTGCTGCTGGTATCAATATTATTCTTGAGACTAGTAACAGTGGTGAGAGATGGATTCCTGGACATAATCAATTTTTTCTACCGAGCGCATCATTCTCTACTGATCCAAATTTTTTAAATAATTTTAATGAAGTTAACTCGGTAACTATTCCTTTCGGTGGATCTGCTACATTGTCATGGATTGTATTTGGAGACACAACTAGTGCAGACATTAGTGGTGTTGGTGCAGTTTCTGATCCTTCTGGAACTGTTACTGTAAGTCCAGCAGCAACTACAAACTATCAATTAACTGCAGTTGGACCAGTAGGAAATAGTATTAGAGTAATTACGGTTACAGTTCTACCACCACCTCCACCAACAGTTACATTTTCTGTATCTCCATCATCATATATTAGACCTGGACAAGCAACATTGTCTTGGACAGTTCAAGGTGTTAGTGTTTCTGATATTGATATCAATGAAGGTATTGGTGATGTGCTACCTATCACAGTATTTGATGAATTTGGTGTTGGAACAGGTAGTATTATTGTCAATCCAAATATCAGTAGGACTTATACTATAACAGCAAAAAATTTCGGTGGTGCTCAGGGGTCACAAACAACGAAGTCAGTTATCGTCACTGTTTATGAACCAACTGTTGCAAATATATCTGCTATCCCAAATCCCATTACTGTAGGACAACAGACAAACTTACAGTGGACAGTTACTGGGGATGCTAACGAAGCATTTATTAGTCCTCCTGTAACTGCTACTGGAGAGGTTTTGCTAGCAAGTAATGCAAATGTATCACCAAATGTAACTACACGATATACTTTGACTGCTGATGGTCCTGGTGGATTTGACGAAGCATTTGTAGATGTAAAGGTATGTCAGATACCAACAATTGCTGGTAACTTCCCAGTCAATCTTGACTATGGAGATCAATTCACTGTAGAAGTTACTTTTAGTAGTGCTACTAGTGGTGCGGGTGTAGTTATTACATACACTAACATTGAAGGTGTTACAACATCCGATACTCGTAGCATAGGAACATCTGCATCAGACGAAAATGGCACTGAAGAAACTGTAACTTTTAATTCAAACGTTCCGTGGGATGATTTTGGACCAGAAGTAATTCAATACCAATTATTTGCTAGTGGTTGTGGAGGAACAGTATTTGCCTCAGCAGTTACTGTTAGTGTAGAAATCGATCAACTTCCTGATCTATTCAATATTAGAGATTCTCTAGATAAGATACCCGAAGAAGAAGTTTATGCTCCCGATGAAGATATTGTATTAAGTGACCCTATCGTAGTTACTGATATAGATATCCCAGTAGAAATTAGATCTGATAAACCTATCAAGGTTAGATTTGATAATAATGATCCAAACTTAGAAACCAATTGGAACGACGTTAGGGAAATATAATGCCAATCATTTACACTAGTGCTAATCTTCCAAATAGTTATGGTGGATACACCAATGGTGCCTGGGGCACCTTGATGAATACTTATGGTAGGCGCTTTACACCAGGATCTGGAAGCGGTAATGCATTTGAAGGTGTTACATTTAGTTTTAGCGTTACTGTAAACTTTCCATACCCTGGCACTTATACAGTCCAAGCATCATGTGATAACTTTGCAACTCTTAATGTTGCAGGTAATAATTGTAGTGTTGCTGGATTTAGAGGTGCAGCTACCACACAATT